TCGAAGAGGGCTTTTACATGATCATTCATATTAAAACCTCGTTTCTCTAATCATTGTAATTCTATTTATAATACTTTTAATTCAAACTATTGATTTTTTACTCTAAATCGAATATACTGCTCTCATTTCTCTAAAAAAAGCCCTTCATCAATAGCAATGCCATCCTCTTGGACAGCAGGAATCCAAACTCCATTCTTATTAACCCATGAAGATTCTACTAGAGAGCTTACATAACAATCAGGGCCGGAAGGTTCATCAACACAATCAACGGCTGTCATCATATAATCCTTATTAACGTACTTCATGCCATTAAGTTCACTTAGCGAACCAAGTCCACGAGTAGACACACCCATGTTAAAACCACCGTCCATAAGACTTTTAATGATCTGACCTTTTGGAGTGTTTAACACTTTTGCTTTACCAATTACGTTGTTACCATCCCATTTAAGTTCATTGATTAGGATAGCGGCTTCGGCTGGATCAGCAAATGGTCTATCAGGATGATTCAATTCACCCAATGCTCTACGCTTTGAAATAAACTTTTCGTTGTATTTTTCAACAGCCTGTTCCAAAACATCTTTCTCATAATATCGACCATTGCCATTTTTTACTTGGGCTTGGGCAAATATTCCGTGAATGAAAAGCTCTTTTCCGTTTTCAGTTTGCTCTGTTAGAGGTTCAACTTCATAAGAGTTTTCCATTAAAAGTTTGACTGTCATTATTATTGTCCTTTAAAAATCCACATTCATTGATTGACTAATATTTGTTAGTTGAATATCACGAATGTAGAGGTTAAACACTAACTTTTTATCAACTGACTTTGCTCTGATCTTCATAGTAGACTCATTACTATATTGTAAGCGGGTAAACTTAACTTCTATATCACGCGCTTTAAGGACAGATTGAAAGAGCTTTATTTCATCCTGTCCTAGAAGACTCTCATCCAAATCTATGTTATCAGCAACATAGTCAGAAAATGTTTTAATCATCTTGCTTCTCTACAGATTTTGTTTTTAATTGCATGGCTGCGGATTTGTCAGAAATACCAACCTTCTTAGCAGCTTTTAAAATGGCTTCTCTAGTATCTCTTGCCTTTACAGTTACAGGGCTATCAGAGATATCCACACCGTTCATTTTTGTCTTCTTAAAAGCAACGCGCCATTCAGGTTGAGCCGCCTCAGAAATCTCTTGTTGTTGTTTTAAAAATTCTGGAAATGTTTTCATTGTTAAATAATCCTTTTAATACAGTTTAACTAAGACCTAAACCCTTGCGTTTCTTTATAGCCTTAGCTCTCTTACGATTGCTACCAGCCTGAGATTTTCCCTTGCGAGTTTTAACTGATTTCTTAGCAGCTTTTTTTCTACTGGCTTTTTCAGAACCGGTCATCTTCATGCAACTTAAACCATTGGGTTTTAACTTAAAACCCGGCGCACATTTAACTCTTTTTGTTTTCTTTCCTTTTGAATCGACCCGAGTCTTTTTAGTAGCTTCGTCCAATTCTTCTTGTGTTTGTTGTTCTGACATGATGAGTCCTTATTTCTTCATCTTTTTCATTTCTTTCATTTCATCATCTTCGTCTTCATCATCTTCCATGTCCATGTCTTCTTCTTTCATAGACTTTTTCTTCTTACCATAGCCTTCTTTCATAGTAGGTGCTTTCTGCATCTTATCTACCATTTTTTTATCTTCTGCTTCCATTCCTTTTTTCTTTTCTTTCATTTCATCATCTTCGTCTTCTTCATCATCGTCCATGTCGTCATCTTCTTCTTTCATAGACTTTTTCATGCCACAAGATTCTGCAACATCAAATTTAGTTTGAACAATACTAACACCAGCCATTTCGGTTAATGCTGTTTTAATAAGTTGCATAGCGTCAGCAACTTTGCCTTCTTTAATAAGATCAACGAATTGTTGTTCTGTGTTCATGGTACACTTCCTTCTAGTTGCTTTCTATAAATTGGTTTAAAATCTACCCTGATCTTCATCAGGATTGTATTGTTTGTTATTTTTTTCTTCTTCAATAATCTTATCTTGTTCTTCAATCTCTTCATCAGATTGTTTAAGAATTTGTCGTCTAATATAATCGTGAGAGAAATACTTGCCTACGTAATCGTTAAGTTCATTTAGAAGCTCAAGACGATCACGCATCATTTCAAATTTCTTTTGTTCTTCAAGATACATGTCTTGCGAATAAACAAATTTGATCTGATTCTTTATTTTATCCCATTCCTTACCTGTAATTACTTTGGTAAGGATAAGTTCAGTTCGTAGAAGATCAAGAAACATCATGTTAAAACGTTTCTTAACTTTGGTTACAAACTTTCCGAATTTAAGCTCATCACGATTAATTTCTGTGTTTCTGCCAAGGCTAACGATAGAGTCAGCTTCAAGACGCGATACAGGGATGTTGAGAGCCTTGTACAAGCGTTTCAGGAAATAGACGACATCTTCTATGTCACCGAGGTTTTGGCCACCGGGTAAAGTAGAAACCTCTGTACCCTTGCCTGTGGATGCATTTCTAGGCATCCAATAATCTTCTTGCATCGTCATCAAGTGACGTGAATCTTTAAAGCTTCCTGAATCTGGATCGTAAGACATACGATTTCTGTAATTAGCTTTCAGGTTCTTTAGATATTGTTCTGCTTTTGTCTTTGTCATGCCAGATGTATCGACATAAAAAACTCTACGCTCTGGTGCGCGAGTAATACGATACACAACAAGTGCGTTTTCCATCATACGTAGTTGGTTAGCAGGCTTTACCGCTTTGTGTAGCCAACTAATAGCGTATCCGCTATTGCTATCTGTTATACCAGATGTAACATATGTGATAGATTCTTTGTTAAGCTTTAAAGCTTCTTTAAAATTAGAATTTTTGTTTTGTTTTGTTTTATTATTAGTCTCGGCAATGTTTTCATTATAAATGAAATACTCATCAACCGCTTGAATTGTGTGGTTTGCTTTGTCGTATTCTACGTTACGAAACTTCGTGACGAAACGTGGATCAAGTTGAATGATATTAAGAAGACCGTTGTTAGACACACTCGCCTTGTCAATAACTTTTTGATAAGACAATCGACCATCAATATAAAAAGACTTAAATCGTCTATGGATGCTTGTGTTTAAGTCCAACAAATTATTAATCTTGTCCCAACTTTCATAAACAAAATCTTTTACCTTTTCAGATAAAATTTCATCGTCAATAGAAGAAAGATCAAGCTCAACAGCATTACTATCATTATCGCCAAATGTAACAGCCTCATTTACAATATCTTCAATTGCAAAATCAACTTCATTATAGTTAGAAACTTCTCTGTAAGTATTAATTAACTCCGCTTGGTTGTTATACGTAAAATCGTAGTTGAGAATAAACTCATTAATAGAATCTTCAAGAACGACAGCACCATCATTGTCATCAGTAGCAATCTGATTAGATAGTGTTTTTTTGTTTTCGTCTTGATCGCCTAACGATTTCTTATCAAGCCAACTAAACATTTCTTGTCTTTGGGCCATAATCAGTATATCACCTTATTAAATTTGGATTGTGTTGATTGTTTTTAAGTCTCAACACAATCCTATTTAGAACCAGTCTCAAGATTAAGTTGTGGTGTTTGATGTCATGTCGGAGAACTGGAAGCTTACTTCAAATTCTTCGATAGAATCATTGGTGTCTTGACCAAGTTCAATTGCCCCGATATTGCTAGGGTATGCCATTTTCAAAATATATTCTTTAATACGGTTGTCCTGTGAATCAAGCTGATACACACTCACAGTGGTCATATAATCATCTGGGCTTGTTACACCAGTGTTTGAGTTATAGCCGTTGATAGCATTGTGCCAGCGTTCAAACGCATCACGCAAAGCAAAGTTAGTGTCGTTTACGAAAGAAGCTGTCCATTCATCAAATGTTCTGTCACCGGCCAGTTTTAATGCACGACCACGGAATGGGCGTTCAATAGTACCTAGAGTAGAAGCAGGCAAAGATGTAGAGCTTACCAAAAAAGGAGTTTTTCGAGTATCTTCTGAACCACCAGCAAATGCAGGAAATTCAACCAAGACCTCAAAGCGGTTACTTCTGGCACCGCCTCCACTTAGGGCTGCTTTAAATTGGGAAATTGTAGCCATTTTTTATAATCCTATAAATTGTTTGTCTTATATAACTTATTTATATGAAAATTGTGTGGGAAAATTCCCCACACAATTTAAGATTTACGCGCCTTCAAGTTCTGAGAAATCTGCACCTGT